TGTTCTAAATATTAATTGTTGCCAATCTTCATAGTCTAACTCATTGGCTTCATTTATAAATAGTAAGTTTCTTTTTCTACCTCTAACTTTTTGTGGTTGATCTAAAGAAATAAATTCTACTAGATTACCATTTATCTTGTATTCGTGATTTGATTTATTATGATTAGTTTCAAAGTAGCAATTATGTAATTTTAATATATCTAAAAAATCCCTCATTACAGATGCCCTAACTGATGGGAATGTTTTTCTACATATTGTTATTGTCTTCCCTGTATTCTTTAATGAATAATGAAATATAATATAAAGCAGGATGTTATACGTCTTTCCTGACCTTGTTCCACCCTGTTCTATTGATATCTTTTTATCAGACTTTAAAAGGTGTTTAAAAACTACGTTAGTCTTTATTTTCAATTATCTCTATTTCAAAGTGTGATGGCATTCCGTCTGCCCCTGTTATTTCTTGTCTTTCTACATAACCCCTTTTCTTGCCTTTTGTCTTTAAATAGAATATAGTTGCTGCAGTTGAATTTTCAGAAATCTGTTTATGTAATTGACTTTCTGCAAAGTCTAAAGCTACATTTTCTATTTCCTGTACTGCTATTGCAAACATTTCATCTTCCTTTAGCCATTTGTAATATGTGCTTCTAGGTATATCTGCTTTCTTACAAGCTACTGTAACAACACCTAAACTTTGTTCTAGTGCTGCTAATAGAGATTCCTTTTTTATATGTCTACTTTCGTTCATTATTTTTTGGGTTAATTTTGTTCTTTCTTTTAACTGCCCTTTCCCTTTTCTTTATATTTAACCTTGTTACTTCTTCTTTATAAGGGTAACAATGTTTTAACTGTGCTAAAGTATAATAAACTATACTTGCCCTGTAAAAATCTTCTTTGTAAGGTCTTAAAGGCATAACACCGTGTATTTCTTCTTGCCCTTTGAATATACATAAAGCACCATCAGATTGCTCTAAGGCAATTCTATATTCAGGCAATACTAACTCACCACCATTGCAATGTTCTTTTAAAATTAATACATTGCTAAAACTCCCTTTTATATTACCACTATCTTTATGGTATTTAATTGCGTGGTTTACGTTTATGTTTGCAGTAGTGTAAGGTGTATCAATTAACCTATAATCATCATCAATTAAACCCCTTGCTTTTTCTAAATCATATTCATACAATTCAGGCAGGTGTTCTTGGTATATTTCGCATAGGGTTTTTTGGAACGTAAATAATTTATCTGTATTATTTTTTTCTGTTATTGTTTGATTGCTAAACCTACAAAAATCATTCCTTAAAGCTACCCTTGGCAAAGCACCAAAAACAGAACTTTTAGTTGGTAATGTATTAGCCCTATATGTTTCAACATACTTTGTTTCTTTTACTGATTGCCTTACATATTTAAGTAACCGATTATCTACATTTATATAAATACCAATACACTCACCATTAAAATAAAATGAAGTATCTTCTTTTATAACTACATCATAGTCTGCACTTGTTGGTGTTGTTTTAAGTAGGTGAGAACTGTTATTATATTTTTTTAAATCAAACCTTTTCATTTTCAAGTATTTTATATATCAATGTCCTGTAATCTTCGCAATTATATTTTGTAAGTAATTTTTCTAACCTATCAACAACATCATCAAATTCTTCATTTTCAAAAGGGATAGTTATATTTTTAATTTTAGCATCTAGGAACCTATTTAGCTTTTCATCTAAACTGTTGTTTGTATAATCAGTGTTGTTACTAACTTCTTCTTCAGGTTGCCAAACATCTAAACCCCATTCTTTCAATTCAACATTATCAAATGTATTTGCTAAAATATCCCAATCCCATTCACCAAAACCTACATTGTCTTTAATAATGAATTCCTGTGCTTTTTTTTCACCTAAATCATCTGCCTGTATAATATAGACTTCTTTTAATCCTATCTCCTTACAAGCCTTGTAACGCATATTTCCACCTAAGATAATATTATCCTTATCAACCACTATTGGCCTAAGTGATAACATCTCAGGAAATTCTTTTACACTATTAACAAGTTTCTTAAACTTATGTTTATTTATAAATCTAGGATTTACATCATTTTCTTTTATAGATGATATGCTAACCTTTTGTATTTTTGCTTTGACCATTATTAATATTTTCTTACAAGGTACAAAAAAATTATTTTCTGTATATTTTTGTAATTACTAATTGAAATATTCCAAAGTAAACAACAATGTCTTCTTCGTATATTTGTTCATCTTCAAAAGGGTAATGTCTGATACCAAACAAAACCCCTTTAAAAACTCCTGCTTTAATTTCATAACGTAATAATTCCATTGTAAATATTTCTATTATAACGTAATAAATTGCAAATCTGTTATTCCCAATCTTCAGGAAATAAAATTTTACCTATTTGTTTTCCTAAGCCTGCTACTATTAAAGCAATCATTATCCAACCTAATGCTTCTACTATCATAATTTATTTATTTTAGTTCTTACCAATGCATACCCTCCATTGAGGTACTGCTTTCTATTACTTTACATTCATCTTTGTTTTTCCAATTCCAACTCTGTTTCCATAAACTTACCTTTTCAATTATTTCATTTAATTTATTCTTTGGTATGTCGTGCAATACATTCATAATTGGGTCATTCTTTACTTTGTTTCTTAGATCTAAATACTTTCTTTCGAAGTTATCACATTTGCCCTGCAGGTAATGTATCTTATCTATTTCATCATAATTTAATTCACTTTTAAAATTAAAGGTATCTTCTATTTCTTGCAAAGATTTATTATACATTTTGTATGTTTCATAATTCTTTACTAAATGAATTACAGTTGCGTGATTCATAGTCTTACCCATTGATTCAAAGTAATATGCAATATTAGTCCATCTCATCCCTAGCTTTTCCCTAAGAATATAACAAACCAATGCCCTTAATTCTACATAGTTTCTTTGTCTAGTGTTTAAAAATATATCCACTCCTGTCATTTCAACTACACCCTCTGCTACTTTCTTATAATTTCTATCCATTTTTATTTCTTAAAATTTGTATTTCTCGTTCAAGATAATCTTTTGCCTTTAATAAATCGCCTAATTCATCTTTCTTTTTTCCTGCTCTGACAATATATTTTAGAATATTACCTCTGTTAAAATTAAGTGCGTAATCACTACACACGTCTATAATATCATAATCTTTTCCGTTATCGTAATGTACTTGCGTTGCTTTCATTCGGTTAGTAGTTTTAAAAGGTTATAGCATTCAGAATATTTCTGTCTTGCTTTCCCCTTGTATTCTTGTTTAAATAGTTGATACATTCTTTTTGTGTATTGATATTGTGTTTCACAATCCTTTAGCCACTTGCTTGCAAAAACTTTCCCTTTGCCTTTAAAGTACTGAACATTATCTGCGGTGTCTCCGATTATCATTTGCTCATAAAAATTATACATAGCTTCATCTTCTGATATATCAAGAACTTCCTTGTGCTTGTAATGGTAATTGTAAATCAAAGCAGGAAACTGCTTGTAATCTTTGTCTATTGATACAATCATAACCTCATCCCTGCCGATATCTTCTGATATTTTTTTCCAATACCTTGCAACCATATCGTCTGTTTCTACTCCATAACCCACAACACTATCGTAATGGTCTTTTACAAAGTCGTGCATTTCGTGTAATAGTGGAGGTAGTTCTGTTTTTTTTCTATTGGCTTTGTATTTCTTAGTAATTAGCTTTCTAAAATTACCTCTAGAGCCATTGAATGTAATTACCTTGTCAATATTATAAAGTTCCTCTAATCGGTTTACAATAGCCATATACTGCTCGTCAAACTTATTTCTTGCATTAGATATATCTGTGTAATACTTTTCATCTTCGGGATGCTCCCTTTTTTTGTAACAACTTGCAAATATTAAACTATCTGCATCTACTAATAATATCATAATATATCTTGTATTGCCCCCTCAATATACATTATCGCATTTTGACAAGTGTTATCTTCTAGTTCCCCATTTTCAATATCTTCTAAAGCATTTATATAAATAT